CTGCAATCGCTCGCGTTTGCTTGATGGGTCACAAAGACTCTATGGTTTTGGTTGAGCAAGTGGGCATCCGTTCACAAACTCAGTACAAACAAGAGTACTTGGGTACGCTGTTCACTTCGGACACGCTGTATGGTGTGAAGGCTCTGCGCACTTCTACCACTGGCACTGACCCGAATGCCGCATCCATGTTCGCTTTGGTTGTGCCTTCCTAATTGCAGTTGCGCCCCCTGCCCTAGTGGTGGGGGGACTTTTTTAACCTATTAGGAGAAATCAAAATGGCAGCAGCAACCGCAGTCGTTTCCCGCCGTGGTAACGATCAATTTCGTGGCCTGTTTTCAGACACTTGGGATGTGGCTTGTACTTTAGATAGCGCCTTAATCGCTACTACTGCTACGGCAACTGACACAGTGGCTGTTCCAGGCGTTGCTTTGGGTGACATGGTTCTTGGTATGTCAGTTGGTGTGAGTGAAGCAGGATTGGTTCGTAGAGCCTATATCTCTGCCGCTGACACTGTGACTATCGTTACCTACAACCCAACAGCAGGTGATGTTAATTTAGCATCAACCACATTGCAACTGGTGATTGGTCGGGCAGTGCTTTGAGAATAGGGGGGTTCGCCCCCCTTTCTTGTTTTGGAGTTAATCAATGGCAACTTTTCGCTGTCTTCAGTCTGGTAACACAGTTAGTTTTACCTTGCAACATGACATTGACTCAATGAAGGGTCATCAAGGTTATGTTCGTATTGACGAGCAAGAAAAAGAGCCTGATGCGTATGATGCCAATGCCGTGAGAACAGATACTGCTTTCACACCGCCAGTTGTACGGCGCATGGGTCGCCCAAGGAAAGTTGCAAATGTCTGATATAGACGCTAGAGATTTCGGGAAACTGGAGGCTCAAGTCGAGGCTCTCCAGAATGAAGTTCATACTTTGAGCAAAGATGTGAAATCATTGCTTGAGTTGGCAAACAAGAGTAAAGGTGGATTCTGGATGGGAATGACCATCGCTTCCACTGTTGGCGGCATACTTACCTATGTTGGTGAGAGGCTGTTCAAATGAAGGGCTTGCTCTCAGGCGTATCGTGCCCCATTGCCACTCAGGATATAACTGTTAACCTGAAAAACAGGAATAACGCATTCAAAGAGTTTGGTTATGGCCCACCTAACCCTGATGAAGCAAATGACGCTTTCTGGCTGAAAAAAGCCAAGATGTATAACGCTCCCACATCTACCATCAAAGGCATGGTGTGTGGAAACTGTGCCGCTTTCATTCAGACGCCCAAGATGATGGAGTGCATCACATCTGGGTTGGAAAAGGATGAAAACGAGGGTGAATTGTCCTATGACGAGAACTTTGTCAAGGCGGCTAACCTGGGATACTGTGATTTGTTTCAATTCACCTGTGCAGCGGCCCGCACCTGTGATGCCTGGAAGTCTGGTGGGCCAATAACCAAGGAAAAAGCATGATGTACGGCAAGCCAATGAAAGAGTCAAAGTCTTCTTCAAAGAAGAAAAGTGTTCCTGTCACTGTCATGGTAGCAATTGGGAAACCAAAGATGCTCCCTAAAAAGGGTCAGCGCACTGCCACCAACATGATGAATAAAGCTAAAAAGGCAAAATAATGTCATCTTTAACCGCCCCCATCACCCTTTTAAACGCAGTTGTTGCAACTGGTGCATCTACAGCAGTTCAGGCAGATGCTGGTCAACCTGCATTCCTGCAAGTTTCTGGTATCACCAGTGCAACTGTAGCCTTGCAAGGTAGCTTGGATGGCACAAACTGGTCAACTATTGGCACTGCATTGACTGCAAATGGCATCATTACTGTCGCCAATGCTCCCAAGTATTTGAGAGCAAATTGCACTGTTTTTGTCACTGGAACCATCACAGCTAAGATTATGTACTAAGGAAACGCTATGAAAATGACCAAATCGGCTAAAAAGGTTGGAAAAGTCATGCGTGAGTACAAAGAGGGAACTTTGCATTCTGGGTCTAAAAAGGGGCCAGAAGTGACTTCCCGCAAGCAAGCAATTGCCATTGCATTGTCTGAAGCTGGCATGGCAAAACCTAAGAAGAAGGCCAAGAAATGAAGCCTGGACTTTATTCCAACATCGCAGCAAAGCGTAAGCGTATAGCTGAAGGTTCTGGCGAGAAGATGCGTAAGGTAGGGGCCAAGGGTGCGCCTACTGCCGCTGACTTTAAACAAGCTGCAAAGACTGCAAAGAAGGTTAAAAAGGTGAAGTAGATGAAATCTCCTGTTTGGCAAACAAAAGCTGGTCAAAATCCAAAAGGCGGCTTGAATGCCAAGGGCAGATCATCTTATAATGCGGCAACTGGCGGGGACTTAAAACCTCCTGTCAAATCAGGGGATAATCCCCGTAGAGCAAGTTTCTTGGCTCGAATGGGTAACATGGATGGCCCTGAGTTCAAGAATGGTGAACCAACGAGACTGCTTCTTTCGCTAAAGGCATGGGGTGCAAACTCCAAAGCTGACGCAAAGGCAAAAGCTAAAGCTATATCCGCAAGGAACAAGGCAAAGGCGAAATGAGAGCATTATCAGTTGGTGTTAGTCCTACAGCAGAAGTAGACACAACAGTCTATACCTGTCCAAAGGGCTATTACGCCAAATTTACTGTAATGTATATACACAATACAGGTGGCTCTACCAAGCATATAACTGTTCAATGGTATGACGCAAGTGCTAATACCACTCTTGATATATTGACTCAGTATAGTTTTCAATCAAAAACATATCTTCAGTTTGATGGCAATGCCTACATTGTTTTAGAAGAAGATGACAAGTTAAAAATAACTACTGAGGCGGGAAGCTCCTTCAGTTTTATAGCCACATTTGAACAAGAAGGGTTGACTAGAGCATGACACTACTAGAACTTGTCAACGATGTATTGATTCGCTTGCGTGAGCCTGTTGTAACCACTTACAACGAAACCACCTATTCCACTCTGATTGCCAAGTTTGTCAATGACACAAAGCGTCAGGTTGAAGATGCTTTTAGCTGGAATGCACTTGGTCAAACAGTCACTATTACTACTGCCGCTGGCACTTATCAGTATGGTTTAACTGGTGCTGGACAGAAGTTCCAAGTGATGGATGCCATCAATGCAACGAGCAATATTGGCCTGAAAAACACCACCTTTGTGGATATGAATCGTAAGCAGAACTTTTCTGTGGTTATGACAGGTATCCCAAGCGAATACAACTTTGATGGCGTGGATGCAAGCTACAACGCCAAAGTAACAGTGTATCCAAGGCCAGATGGCGTTTATAGCCTTATGTTTGCTTTGGCAGTTCCACAGGCTCCATTAGCGGCAGATGGCACTGTCATTCTTGTTCCTGATGTAGTTGTTGCTCAAGGCGCTTATGCAAGGGCATTGGTTGAGCGTGGTGAAGATGGTGGTCTATCTTCATCTGAGGCTTACACACTGTTTCGATCCATGTTGTCGGATTACATTGCCTTGGAGGGCAGTCGTTATCCTGAGAATCAAGAGTTTGTTCCGCAATGACACAGCAAATCCAGACCTTTTCTGTTTCAGCCCCAGGCTTTTATGGGCTGAACACACAGGACTCTCCGCTTGATTTAGCGGCTGGATACGCTGCAATTGCTACAAACTGCGTAATTGACCAGTATGGGCGCATTGGCTCTCGCAAGGGTTGGTCAAGGGTAAATACATCCTCTGGCAACTTGGGAGCCAACAATGTTGGTGTTATCCATGAGTTGGTGCAGACTGATGGCACTTTGACTGTTTTGTTTGCTGGAAACAACAAGCTGTTTAAACTGAGTGGAACAAGTGTTGTTGAGTTGACCTATGGGGGGGGAGGTACTGGCCCCACCATTACCGCAAGCAACTGGCATTGTGCTTCTTTGAATGGAATCACATATTTCTTTCAGTCAGGCTATGACCCACTGATCTATGACCCTGCTGTAAGTACCACCACATACAGGCGTGTGAGTGAGAAAACTGGTTATGTTGCGACTGCTCCCCAAACCAACATTGTTATCTCTGCCTATGGTCGCTTGTGGACTGCTAGTAGCACTGCTGACACTGTAACTGTCTACTTCTCTGACTTGCTTGCTGGTCATGTCTGGTCAACAGGAACTGCTGGTTCTTTGGATATCTCACGGGTATGGCCTAATGGCTCTGATGAGATTACAGGGTTGGCGGCACACAATGGATTCTTGTTTATCTTTGGCAAGCGTCAAGTCTTGATTTATGCAAATGCGACTACTCCATCAAGCCTGTCTCTGAGTGACACTATCAGCAATGTTGGTTGCATTGCAAGGGACTCTATTGCCAATACAGGCAGTGATGTGGTTTTCTTGTCAAACAGTGGTGTTCGGTCATTGCTTAGAACCATTCAAGAGAAGTCTGCACCTTTGCGTGACTTGTCTAAGAATGTCCGCGATGACTTGATGACAATTGTGAATGCTGAGACATTGGCAAACATCAAGGCAGTCTACTCAGAGTCAAATGCCTTCTATCTGATTAACTTTCCTCTTGCCACCCAAACCTACTGCTTTGACACCAAAGCGGCTTTGCAAGATGGCTCTGCGCGGGTAACTGTGTGGGATTCCATCACGCCAACTGCTTTCCTTGCTAAACGCAATGGAGACTTGTTGATTGGCAAGAATGGCTATGTGGGCAAGTATGGAACCTATCTTGACCATGCAACCACATACCGATTGCAGTATTTCACGACTTATGCTGACTTGGGACAGCCCAATGTCACATCTATTCTGAAGCGTATTGCTGTGGTGGTTATTGGTGGCTCAAGCCAAGGCTTCATCATCAAGTGGGGATATGACTTCACGGGTCAGTATTACTCCACCACATTGCAAATTCCTCAGTCTACTGTTGCTGAATATGGTACTGCTGAGTATGGGGCGAATGGTGTTCCTGTTGCCTACTACTCAGATGGTATTTCTTTGCAGACTTTGGTTGGTCAAACATCAGGCTCTGGCAAGACTGTGCAGACAGGTTATGAAGTGCAGATCAATGGGTATCCTGTGAGCATTCAAAAGATTGAGATACAAGCCAAGAATGGCAAACTGGTTTAAAGGAATTTGACATGAACTACACCAAAACCACCAACTTTGCGGCTAAGGATGCTCTGTCGCCAGGGAATGCAAGCAAGGTTGTCAAGGGAACTGAGATTGATACTGAGTTCACCAACATTCAGACTGCCATTGCAACTAAGGCAGATGGAACCTTCACAAACTTCAGTTTTGTTGAAAGCGGCACTAATCTGCTTATTCGTCACTCAGGGACTGATGTAATGAAGATTGACAGTTCTGGGAATCTGACTGTGTTGGGCAACATTGTGGCTAATGGCACTGTTTAATGAAAACAGTACAAAACAATCTCAATGTAACTTGCAAGTGCTTGCAGGTTCTTTTGTCATTGGGGGTGTGATATGGCATTAAGTAACGATGCAATGCGAATGTTGCAAGTGCGCTATCCTGCATACGCAGCAAAATGGAATGAGTTGTCAGCTATTCCTGGACTTGAGGCAGAATTTGCTAGAGGGTTTAGTCTTGTCAATCAAGCATCATATGCAAGTGATGACGATACGAGTGCAAGAACAACAGGGGCTACTGGCGTAGCAATCATGGACAAGGCTCTTAATGATGCCTCAACCAATCCCGTTGGATTTGTAAAGTCAAACTTGCTTGAATCGATGGTTGTTGGCAATTCTGACTTGGCAACAAATCAAGTTAAATACTTGCAACAAAACAATGTGCCAACAATTGACATAAATAATTTATGGCAAGAAAACATAGCAAAGATTGAACAAGGACAAAGAAGAAGTAAAGAGGGAATCTCTCCTGGACAGCTTGCATCATTGGGGCTTGCCGTAATATTGCCTGGGGTTGGCTCTGCTATTGGTGGACAACTGTTGGCAGCAGGACTACTTCCTGTTGGTACTACTGTAGCTACTGCTACAGCGGTTGGAACTGGATTGGCAAATGCCGCCCTACAAGTTGCACAGGGTAAGTCGGCAGATGAGGTTCTGAAAGGTGCTGTAGTTGGTGGCGCGGCGGGTTATGTTGGCGGCAAAGTTGGTGACTATTTGGTGGGCGATGCCGGTACGGTAAAAAACCTTGTTACAAACACAGCGGCAAACATTGTGGCAGGGAAGAATCCAGAAGATGCCGTTATAGCTGGTCTTGCTAATACTGGTGCTGGTCTTGCTGGTGGCGCTGCTGCTGGTGCAACTGGTTCTGCGGCTGCTGGTCAATTGGCGGCAGGAACTACTGCTGGTTTGCTTACTGGTAAAACGCTTGACCAGTCATTGGCTCAAGGTGTTAGCAATATAAAGTTGGATTCTCTTATTCCAGGTTCTGTTGCAACTGTTCCCACTGAACAACAAGTTCTTGCTGGTCAGCAAGACTTGATGAATCAGTTGGCTCCTTATGAGTCAACAATTCCTGCGGATACAACTGCATCATCATTTGACACAAAAGATGTTATTAATGATGGTTCTGGATTTAGTACAACAACAACTGCACCAGCAATCATAGATTCAGGAGTAATAAATCCTGCTACAGATGTTGCAAATGTTGTTGGAACAGACGCAACTCAAATAGACACCACACAAACTGCTGTAAATACTGGAGTAAAAACCATGGGTGAAGATGACGAAGTAATTGATTATGAAGGCGCTGGAATGTCTGCTGGTCTGAGTGAATACTTGGCAGACCCAGAGGGCGCTACCATGTATGCTGGCATTCAACGAGAGTTGAATTTAGACCCAGAAGGTGCGGCAATGTCTGCGGGTTTAAGTCAGGCTATCCAAGATTACTCAACAGGCACTGGCCTATCGGTCAAAGATGTTGTTAAATTCTTTAAAGATAATCCTAATCTTGCCAAAGCCGCAACCAGTGTGATTTCTAGTGGCGTTGGCTTGTTTGGCACTAAGTTGGCTACTGATACTGCCACTGCTGCCGCTAAAGCTGCCGCTGACGCACAAAGGTTCAAGCCTGTTGGCGTGACCACTAGGTTTGGAACTACAGACTACACATACGATGCTGAAGGCAATCTTAAAACTGCTGGTTATACGCTGACTCCAGAACTCAAGGCAATCCAAGATAAGTTAATGTCTGGTGCAACTCTGAGTCTTGATGAGGCTAAGAAGGTTGCAGACCTGTATGACCCACTGAAGAAAGCATCTGCAAGCCTGTTTGATTTGGGTACATCGTATCTTGCCAAAACGCCAGAGCAAGTTGCCTCTGACTACATGGCAAAGCAACAAGACTTGTTGGCTCCTAGCCGTGAGCGTCAACTGTCTCAGTTGCAAAATACCTTGTTCCAAACGGGTCGTGGTGGTTTGTCTGTTGGTGCAACAAGTGCCCGTCCTAGTGGTGCTAGAGGTCTTGGCGCAACCACTCCTGAGATGGAAGCCTACTACAACGCACTGGCTCAACAAGATGCTGCTTTGGCGGCAGGGGCACAGCAAGCTGGTCAACAGAGTGTTTTGTTTGGCAAAGGATTGCTTGGTGCTGGTGGCGAGTTCCTTGGCAAGTACACTGCTGGTCAGACTTCTGCCTATGATCCATTCAAGACTCTGTTGAGTACTGCTGGCACTGTTGAATCAATGGGTGCTGGAGCATTGGATGTGGGTACTGCATTGGGTGGAAGAAGGACTACTGCGGCAAGCAATGCGGCAACCACTTTGTTGCCAACCTCATCTGTTAATCCATATAGTTCATTGTTTACAAGCCTTGCAGATGATCCACAATTTAAAGCGGCAGTTCAATCGTTTTTAACTGGTGGCGCAAAACCATAAAGGAATAGTCATGGCAGATATTGTTGGAAGTTTGTTTGGTGTGACCCCTGAGTTGTACCAAGAGCAACGGGATCAGATGGCTCGTCAACGGGCTATGCAATTGGCACGAATGGCTCCTCTTGAGCAAGCATCCTATGGTGCTGCCAGGGCTGGTCAACAATTGGGTGGTGCATTTGCCTCTGCAATGGGTGTGGAAGACCCACAGATGCGTCTGATTAGCCAACGCAATGCTTTGGCACGACAGATTGATATGAGTGATCCTGAGTCCATCATGCGTGGCGCACAGATGGCGGCACAGTCTGGTGACACAGCGGCAGCTACTGCCTTGGCTAACTATGCTCGTCAAGCGGCTGTTGATTTGTCTACGATTCAACAGAAAACTGCGGAGAAGATGACCACTGAACAACGCAATGCTTTGGCTTTTGCGGCATCTGTTGGTCGCCCTGGCTCTCCTGAGTTCAATAGAGCATATCAAGATAAATTGACTGAGTTGACAACAAAACCAGAGTCAACATCTAATGAGATGAGAAATGCCGCTGCAATTGCTGGCGCTGAGTTTCCTGTTGGATCGCCTCAATATGTTGAAAAATATAGATCAGAATTAGCACGATTGACAGCAAAAGAACCAAAGGCTGGCAATGTAAAAGAAGTTGGTGTTGCAATGGGAAGCAGAGAGCCTGTTTACCTTGATGTAAATCAAGACCTTCAATTTATCTACCAAAAAGGCGCAGATGGTAAGCAGATGCGTGTTCCTTATTTTGGTGGCGTTGATAGAGCAACAGCAACATCAACTACAAAAGTTGAAGCAGAAAGAAAGCAAACAGAATTTGAAAAGCTGTTAGACAAAAAAGATGCTGATAGAGTAGGCAATGCAATGACATTGCAAGAAAATGCAATAGCCTCATTAAATTCATTAAACAGATTAAATCAACTTGACCAAAGCGCATTGATTAGCGGTTCTTTTGCAAGTGGCAGATTGGGAGCAACAAACTTGCTTAATACACTTGGCCTTACAAGTGCCAAAGATCGAGATGTACTTGCAAAATCTGAAAATTATCAAAAGACTGCTGGTGATGTAATTCTTGCTACTCTTGGTGGAAGACTTGGATCAGGATTCTCAAATGCAGATCGTGAATTTATCCAAAGTCTTGTTCCTCAACTGGAGAACAGTCCGCAAGCCCGTAAACAACTTATTGAGTTTATGGTTAAAAAGAATCAAGGAATTGTTGATGAAACAACCAGATTGGAAACCTATGCAAGAAAAGAGAAAACTCTTAAAGGATATGTTCCAACAATTCCAATTGTTAATTTAGGCGCAAATGCTCCAAAGCCTTTGTCAGAATTAAGCAATGAAGAATTGATGAAACAATTTAACGAATTGAAAGCCAAAAAACCATGAGCAGTCTACAAGATGTTGAAGCAGAAATGCAACGCAGAGGATTGACAACCTCTAGCCAATCTGTTTTTGACCCAGAAGAAGGTGGAGTTTCTGAGTTCAAAAAGTTTGGCGAATCTTTGCTTAAAGGTTCAGCTAAAGGAATTGTCAGTCTTGTTGGTGGATGGGGAAACTTGTATGACTACCTAAAAGGAAGCAAAGACCCAAATGCTTTTTCTAGCGCAGGGATTGCAAATGCTGTAAAAAATCTTACTGGCGTTAACATTCAATCAATTCCAGGTTATCGTGGAGCCTATGAATTTGGAGAGGCTGGCGCTCCTGCTGCGGCATTAACTGCTGTTGGTGTGCCAGGATTGTTTGGCAGAGGAGCCAAGGGAACTCTTGGCGAATTTGGTGTTTCTGGAACAACTGGAGTTCTTGCACAACAAGTTGCACCAGATAGTCCAACGGCTCAATTGGCTTTGCAAATGTCTCCTTATGCAGCAAAAGGCGGCCTTACTGTTGCTGGTCAACAAATGACAAAGCCAGCAGGTCTTTTTCCTCAAACAGCAGAAACAAGTGAATTAACAAGAGTTGGAAGACTTACTCCTGGTGAACTTGGTTTAAGCAGAGAGCAATTAGCAACAGAAGCAAGAATTTCTGCTGAACCATCAACAGGAGCATTGCCATCTGAGTTCAAGAAAGCACAGGCTTATGATGTTGAGTCTTTTTTAACAAACTTGTTTAACAAAGCAAGCGACAAAACACTTAGCCCACCAGATGCTGTTCAAGCAGTTGTTTCTTCCTTTAACAACTATGGGAAATCGCTTTCTTCAAGATTGAGAAGTGATGCCGCAAAAGACTTTAGTGCCGCAAAAGGTGCTGGTGGATTGATTGATACAACGCCAGTTGTTTCAGTTATTCAATCTAAGTTGGGAGAAATACCAGTAGAAGTAAAAGCACTTGACCCAGTTAGAAATGCTTTGCAAAAAATTATTGATGAGTATGCAATTCCAGCAACTCCGTCAGTTACAACCCCATCAACAATTCTTGGGCCAACTGGCGCTCCAGCATCTGTAACAGTTACTCCCGCTATTCCTGCGTCAAATTTAAAAATAAACATTGATCGATTGCAGAAAAACTTGTCTGCATGGGGTGAAGCGGCATATTCTGGAAAAGCAGATTTTGGCAAAGGAAACATCTTTGAGGGCGTTGCTCCTGGTCAAGCAAAAGGAATTGCAATATCGGTGTTAAATGGGTTTAAAAATTCCCTTGATGAAGCAATTGATGCTGGAGTTCCTGGCGCAGATAAACTTGTTGATGCCCGTGATAAGTTTAGACAAAACATCCAAAAAATTGAGCAGTTTTCTGATAGACCATTGACAAAAGCATTTGATGTTCAAAATGTTACTGACTTGGTTCCAGAGGTTGAGCTTGCAAAACTAAAAAAGATGCCCCCATCTCAGCAACAGTTTCTTGTTGAAGTGATGCAAAACAGTCCAAATTCTCAGGTGAATGAAGTTTTAAACACAATTCGCAGGATGAATTTTGATGATGTTTTATCTGTTGCACAAGCCAAAGGTGGGGCGATAAATGATCCAACATTTAATATAAACATTGCACTCAAAGAACTAGACAAAAAAAGCAGTGATTTCGCCAATCTATTTCCAAATGCAAAAGACGCTACTGATGCAAGACTTGCAATGAACTGGATGCGGAGGACGCTTCAATCTGAATCTGCGGCTGGAGTACCTGGGATTGCTGCTGGCGATGCTTATGGCATTACTGGCGCTTTAGGTGGAAGTGCAAGAACAAGGCTCCAAGCAAGAGAAATCATCCCGTTAATTCGGGACATTATTGCAAGTCCAAAGGCATTTGCTGATGTTATTTATAACCCAGAATACCGGAAAGCAATGCTTGATTTGTCAAAACCAAAAACAACTTTGGATAAGGCTATTGGGGCAACTCAAACTCTTGCAAAAGCCTTGGCTATTGGTGGCGTTCGTGCTGGCCCAATGCTTGAAACTGTTGGCCCAGAAATGCCTTCTGCGGAACAAGAAACAGCACCTATTCCATCTCTCATGGAATACGAGGCTGAAATGAAAGCCCGTGGGCTAATGTAAGGGGCGCAAGATTGACCCTCTTACCCTTCTGGCGATGGCAAATGGCTGTGTCGCAGCTATTCGCAAAGGCTGTGAACTCTATAAAGAGGTCAAGGGAACTGTTGCCGCAGCCCAAAAGACTGTTAAAGAGGTCACGGCTATTGCTGAAGAAGTGGGTGGCTTCTTTGGGTTCTTCAAGAAGAAAAAGCCCAAGCCCACAGCAACTCCAGTTGCTCCCAAAGCAAAAAAGGCAGAGGCCGAAATTTGGGATGAAGGTAGAGTTGTGGCTGATCTGGCGGCGAATCTGTCTCAGTTCTTCAAGGTTCAGCAACAGCTTGCAGACCACATTCGAGAAGAAGAAGAGAAGTCTAAGACTGTTTATGACCCAAATCAAAACATCATGGAAGCGGCTCTAAACAGAGAGTTAGCCAAGACGCAGTTTGAGAAGTTAGCCAAGGAGATTCGAGAGATTATGGTGTATCAGTCACCCCCAGAGTTGGGGAACTTGTATACACGGGTTAATGCAATGCGGGTTCAGATCATTGAAGAACAAGAAGAAGCAAGATTGGCCCAAGAGAAGAAACAACGAGAGGTTGAATGGCAACGCAGAAAGGTAATCAGCGCAATCCAAGACAAGGCAATCTACGGGGTAGCCTGTTTAGTGTTCGTCCTGTACCTTTTCCTGTTTTTCAGCCTCCTAGTAATGGATCGAAAGGTACGATGGGGTTTCTAGTCGCATTAGTTGCTATGGTGCTGGTCTTTGTCCTACTGCTTCCGCTGATAGGAAGCATTTACTATGACACATTGGCGGCACAAAGAGAGAGCAAAATGCAGATTGAGCGCATGGAG